GACGGATGTAGTCAGACATGTGTTACTCCTAAAGTGTTTGGATTGTGTGTGAGTCTTACATTTTCTGCGTGGCTCCACGACAGTTCAGCAACGGCGGCTCCGCACAATGCTTATCTAATTATGACACAAAAAAAGATAGACCCACATATTCTTCCCGATGTAGGTCTATCTCTAGGAAAAGTTTAGAACGCTTTAAGCATAAGGTCTAGTTGTTTGCGCTTGATCTCTAGTAAATCATTTTGTGTTGGCTGTTCTGCGCGTAGCTTTGAAACAACTTCGCTGATTAGGTCTGCGTGTTCTGCTTCTAAAGTTTCGCCTGCTTCTAGTTTCAGGATCGCATCGCTTAGGGCATCAACATCAACCGCAGTTCTCTGCGCGAGAATGTCTAGCGAACGAACGCTTGCAGTTGTCGCTTCGTATGCCGGGAATCCTGTGACAATAGAAACTTCGTGAAGTCGCACTTGATGCAGTTCACGAGTTGATCCGTCTGAACTCCAGGCATCGCCCTTTGGTGGAACGCTGAAACCAAACGACATAGAGGAAACGTCACCGCGCTGCATAAGTACCGATAGATCGCGACCTGCGGTTGTGTCGGGCAGTTGTGCCTGCGCTAGTAATCCGCGCGAGTCCTCTGTCAGTTGCAAAGTTCCAGAACGAGTTGATCCAAGAACCACGTCTGTATTGTGATTCATAAATAGTTTGATCTCATTGCGCGACTTTAGAGAACGCTTGAACGCGCCTTCCTTGATCACTTCAGTAAACGGCAACGGTTCACTTGGTGAATTGAATACGGCTGCGTATCCTGTAAAACTCATGCCATCGCCTGATGCTTGCGCTGCGCGAACATCAAACTCAACGGTATTAACGCGGCGTTCTACTGTGGTTGTCATTTGTTGCCTTTCGTCTTTGTTCAAGTTTAACGCTATCGTTCGCCACTTCTCATTTTGTAAATCGTTCGCTGTTCGTTCTTCAGCTCGTATTCTTTCAACCACGCCTTGCGCATAATCAAGAACTCGTTGCGCCTGTCGTTTTGTCGGGCCACTTCCCCAAAGTAAATGAGCAACAACGCCTGCACTTGGATAGTTCTCTGAACTAGGATTTGCATCTGGCGAATCTAAATCAACTAAGTGACGCGCGATCCACGCGGCTATTGCAATCCACTTGTCATCTGAAACTTGACCGTCTGCCATAAGTCGCGCATCGCGAATTGTTTTCTCAACTAAGCCATCGCCACCTAAACCGTCTGCATAGTAGGCAAGTCCACGCCTTGCGGCGGCTCGCATGTATGCCGGTGGTTCTTGATTAATCGCGCGTTCATCTGCTGCTACGTCTGGTACATCGGTTACATCTAACGCGGTAATTCCTAGCTCACGATAAACGGCGCGATTGGCAGGGTTGTTGTCAATTGCCAAAATGACGTTGTATTCCTTCAACAAACTTTCAGCCGTTGCCTTCTTGAACGCTGGAGTATCTGCGCTACTTCCAGGGTTCATGAATAAGCGGTCATAATCCACGCCCAAAGAATCCAATTCCGCTTCAGTTTCAGCGCGTGTTGAATCATTGCGACCTGTCACGATAAAGATTTCTGTATCTTCCATGTCATCTATGTAGGCGTAAGTCTTTTCAATCAAGCGACCATTTGAAATAAGAGTTCCGTCAATGTCTACGATTACTGCAAGTGGCCCTGACTCAATGCGTACTGCTTCGTCATCCTGCATTTCATCTTGGCCTTGATACTCGAATTTAGTTAGTGGCGCAAAACTCTTGAGAACGAATTGTTCAGTTTCGATAAGTTCATTGCCGTTCTTTATGTAAACCTGAATCGTTGCAATCGGCGTGTTCTGTGATGCCGTGATACTTCCACCTAATGGATTTGTTACTTCACCAAATGTTGATACGGAAGTGATCTCGCCGTACATAGTGTTTCCAGCGTTATCCCAAAAAACATAATCGCCAACTTCGAGTTCATCGTTAAGTGCGCGTTCGCCGCCTGGTTCCATGTTTTCAGCTAGTGAAATTGCAAGCATCTGATCAATGGCATCCTGTTTAGTTGTGTGGCATCCCATGACTTCGCCATCTTCTTTGATAGTTGCCCAACCTGAACAATCAGGCGATTTGTCTGTTACGAAATATGGCATTAGCAATCCTGTCTTAACCATGAAACAATGTGACCGCCTTGAGATGAAACACCGTAAATAGTTTCACCAGGGTTCAATGTGATTTCTAAACTGTCTACTTTTTCTAAAACTAAACCTGTTGAAGTCGTGACATTTGCATTTCCAATATAAAGATTCTGTTGATTATCGTTATTGTGAATGTGCATTCTTGACGGATTAGTTGAAGTTCCATCTATTGCAGTCGCAGTAGTTCCGATTGTTGTATGCCCTTGAGTGATAGCCATGATTACACCATCGCACCTGTTCTAGAAACTTCATTCAGTTCTACGCCATCTGAAATAAAACTAATCGTCAAAGTTCTTCCACCGTTCACACCAGTCGCAAGAGTTCCAGTTGTTCTGAACGTGCTTCCGTTAAAGGTTACGGTTCTTGATACTGAACCTGTTGTCTTTAGAATGAAATAACAAAAAGTTCCTGCCGGTGGAACTGATGTAGATGTTACGGTTACTGATCCACCAATGGTTGCTTGAACGACTGTATAACTTTGAAAGTCTAAATCCTGTGTTCCAGTAATGCTTCCGTAATCATTGTATGAACCAGTAATAACGCCTGCGCTAGTTATGCCACCAAAGCCTGCGGTCAAACTGAATCCGCTTGTGTCATAAGTATCATTGACAACTGGAACTTGAAACGTAGCTGCCGCGCCGTCAATAAACAAAGCAGCACTAGCCACATCTAGGAAATCAGACGCAGTAACTGAAGCACATTGCATTGAATCAGTTAGAAAAATTGCGTTGCCCTGAATGTCACCGGCCTGATCACGCTTAACAATCGAGTTGGGAGTGTTAGTCGTTGTGATCAGATACTTGGATTGAGTCATTGATTAACCTAGTGAATCAAGTTCTTTTTGATGAACCGTGATCGCGGTCTCAAGTGTTGCAAGCGCAGCTTCAGAAGTTGCCACCGAATCAGAGTCGCTAATCTTTTCTGCGATCTGTCGGTTTAATTCATGCTGATACGCTTCACCTGCAAATTGCTCAATGCGCTGTGAAAGTAAGTTGCGCTTCTGTTCGTCACTTAGAAGGTTGCTGAAATCTATTGCCATGTTATTTCCTTAATTTGAGTAGTACGGTATCTTGACGGTAGTTCCTGCGACCTCTGCAATAATAAAACCAGTTACTAATGCAGGTGCAGTGACAGCGCCACCAGTTGCAGTAGAGGCAGTATTACCCGTCACAAAGTTAAAACGCCCCGCACCTGTAATTGTTAGCACTGTATTTAATGCAGAGGCAGTTCTAAAAACAAATGAACCAGCGGTTGAGCTACCTGAACCACTATCCAGAAAAATACTTCCACCGCTGGCAGATGAATTTCTTAATCCAAAGTTAGCACCGCTAATATTACCGCCCGCTGGAATAGTCAAGTTGCCCGCGCTTGTTACGCTAACTAAAACCGCACCTGCGCTGTCTTGCCATTCCTGCAAGTTTGCTGTTTGACTTGCAGCACCTCTTACAACTAGACCTTTGGTTCCAAGTGATCTAGCAGTTACGCTTGCTTGTGCAGGTGCGCTAACAGTTCCAGCAACAGTCTGCGCTCCAGTTGTTGTGTTGGCATACGAAACTGTAAACGGTGACGAGTTACTGACTGCCGTTACAACTGCTCCTGTTGTGTTGTATCCCGCAGGAGTTACACCAGCAACAACTATGAGATCACCAACGGCAAGGTTCGTTGCGCTAGTCATGGTTAGAGTCGCAGTTGTGCCAGTACCAGATGCAGCTGTTGTTGCGCCACCAACTCCAGAGTTAATTGTTGTCGTTGAGCCTGAATAGATTTGAGCAAGTGCGTTGCAACCACCAATTACAGTTCCAGCGGAAGTTTGCCACTCTTGTAAGTTGGCTGATTGAGATGCAGCACCGCGAACAACTACGCCAATTTGTGACAATGTAGGTATGGAAACCATTGCATTGTTATATCTGACGCCACCATAAGCACTACCAACCACAAAAGCATTTCCAGCATTTACTGTTGATGCGCCAAGTGCATCTAAAAATACCCCACCACCTGATGTAATTCTTGCAATAATCGCTGGCGTTGAGTTTCTAACTTCAAATAAGTTTGCACTTTGTGAAGCAGCACCATTGATCTGCAACGGAATAATTGCAGCACTTTCAGCGGTAATCGTATGACCGCCAACTGTAAACGCATTGGCACTAGCTAGTCGCGCATAACGGCCGTCGTTAGTTGTGTCTTGTGCTGTCTGGTCAAAACCTAATTGTGCTGATGTGCTTGTGCCTGAATTAGTAATCGGTGAGGTTACGTTCACAACACCAGATGAACCCGTTGCACCTGTCGCGCCTGTCGCGCCTGTTGCTCCAGTAGCACCTGTTGCGCCTTGAATGCCTACGTTCGATGTTGTTAGGTTTGCCGTTGTTTCTGTTACTGAAATTGTTGCCGATGTGTCGGAAGTAACTACAACGCTTGCATTAGTTTCAGATATGACAATTGTTGCATCCGCCATTACTTAGTAACCTCTGGATCAACTAAGAACGTGCCTTGAATAAGTCTTGTCACCGCGCTACCGCCAGACACCATCTCGAGATCGTAAACGTATTGACCAAGCGCAACGCCTGCCGTTGTCGCGGCTGTTGCTTCAATCAGAATCGTGCCGGCAGTTCCGCCTAGTGTGATTCCTGAACCACTTGTGAAACTTAGAACTGGTGTTGTTGCATCAAAGCTAGAACGCACCTGCATACGGCTTGAGTATCCAGTTAGATTAACGGGAACTGAATTGACGTTCCAGGTTAGCGACAAGTCGAAGCTCGCGCCCTGGTACATGGTCACGTTATAGATTGCCGGGTTCTGCATTATTGCACCTCATAAGATGAATCAGAATTTCGTTGAGCAGGCGCGGGCGATACAAAGTCAGGGCCGGGAACGGCTAGGTTTGCCCCTGCACCGTTTACGATTTCTCTAGCTTCATCGCTTGTAATAACTTTGCCAACACCTAAGTAAACCTTTTGTACCATTTCAGCAATGCTTAATTCTCGCGCGGAGTTTCCATCTGCATTACTTGAATCCATGCCTAACGAATCTAGATGTTCAATCTTTGGCAAACCCAAAGCCGCTAGAACGCCAGCAGGATCGAATCCAGATGTAATAAGTTTCTGCGCCATAGTTACGCGCTTGTCAGTTTCAACAAGTGATGCCGCGCCCAAATCCACGTTGGCTAATGGCACACGGTAAACATCGCCACCTTCAACTGGTCGCAAGTCCTCGAATCGTCTAATGTCATTGACACTCAAGAATCCTGCTTGTGATCCGATTGAATAACCGTTCATGCGTGTTGCAAAGTCACCGCGCAAAAGTCCATCCACGTTAAACCGAATGAAAGCGGCATCTGGCAATAACGCGCTGTACGCATCTTCAATCTTTGCAACATACGGGCGCAAAGTGTGAGTTACGAAGTTGATGTTGTTTTGTTCCACCGATGCGTAAGACATTGCTCCAGGTGTTGTCACGCCGATCATGTGCGGTGGCACTCTGAACATTCTTGCAACTTCTTCAATCGCTAACTTGCGACTATCAAGCATCTGCGCTTCATCTGGGTTCACGCCAGTTCTAACGAACTTCGCGCCACCTGTTAGAAGTCCAGTTCTGTTTGACTTCCTAAATCCGCTATGACGTTGATTAAATCCATCAACTAGCTGTTTGGCCTGATCGCTGTTTAGACTTTGCGCGGTTTCAATAATTCCTGAAGTAGTTGCACCTTGACCAAAGAAACGTGAAGCGAAAGATTGCAGGGCAGTTGTTAAACCTAGATTGTCTTTAAGTTCTGTGACTCTAGACATACCGCGCAGTTCGCCAGCCTTGCGCAGTTCTGTGATCTGAAGCATGTCGCGTTTGCTAACGGGTTTGGATTCATCTTCATCAATGATGTATTCAATTTCACGAGTTACTTTGTTGCGCGTTACTGTTACGCGGTACGGGTCTATGACAACAAGGTTGATAACCTGACCAGAGTTATCGCGGAACACTCGCACGAATGCGTTGCCGTCTAGCAATAGCGAAATCAAAACCTGTTGGTAATGTTCTGAACGCAACAAATCAACGTCTGGTCTTTGAACCCAGGTAGGTTGTGGGCGATACGGTACGCGGTCACCATCACGCCTAATGAATGAATCAACTGGAAGCGTAGAGATTGTGTCAGAGATCAAAAGAACGCAAGCATAAAATGCGTTGATCTTCATCGCCTGAACTTGGTCTATGTTTGTGCCGGCTTCAGTTGTGAATGCGAATGAATCACCTGCGCCCCAAA